ATCTGGGAACATAGAGGGTGAACGCTTTTACTCTTCCCCTCACGGATTTATGATTACAGGAGAACACAAATGAGCGCCAAATACTCACGTAACGAGCCATTTAACAAGATGCAGATTAAAGATGGCTGGATAGTCATCATGCGAAAAGATGGATCTATCAAGTCACGCATTGAGCCATACCGACCAAAGGTTAAAAAATAATGTATGAGTATCGTGTAAAGAAGGTTCACAAGGTGGTTGATGGCGACACTATCGATGTTGATATTGATTTGGGGTTCTCCGTCTCATTCTTTTCCCGTGTGCGCCTAGCGGGTATTGATACTCCTGAGAGTCGTACTACTGATGCAAAAGAAAAAGCCCTCGGCTTGGAAGTTAAGGAAAAGATTAAAAAAGAATTAACGGCGGCAAAAGATGTTGTAATTAAGACGGAAAAGCCTGACTCATCAGAAAAGTATGGACGCATACTTGGTTGGGTCTTCTTAGACGGATCAGATGTGTCGCTTAATCAGAAGTTAATTAACGAAGGCTATGCTTGGACATATGGTGGCGGCACGAAGATAAAAGACTTTAATGAATTAGTAGCAAAGAGACAAGTGAACGCATGAGTGCCGAAGACAACCTTTCTCACCAACTGTTTCACGGAACTATTGAGACCCTCAATCCAGGTGATGTCATTAAGCCACGAGGAAATGGAACCGACCACGATACAAGTGGCACTGCTTGGGCAACATCTGACTTAAACTACGCACTTGCCCACGCACACGAGAGAGCACGTACTGGCTATGGAAGAAGGCCTGGTGGAGAGTACCCAGTGCATCACGGGAATGTGTACGAAGTAGAGCCTGTAACTGAGTACAAGCCAGGAGAACATAAAGATACTTTTATTGGTAAACAATTTAAGGTTAAGAGTCAGGTTGCGTCAGTACTTGGTCAAGAAGATAACCACAGAGTGATTAAGAAGCACTTTCCTGAGTTCGATCCTAGTAAAGAGTCCTATGTTAAAGACGGTAGATCAGGAGGACGAAGAATCTAATGAGCGCTGAAGATAACCTATCTCCTAAGCAATTTAAATGGACACCTATTAAATTTGATTTAGATGTCGCTGATCATCTACGTAAAGAGCACGGCATGGAACCAAAGGGCGGGTGGTCTCGCACACCTATTGACGAACGTCGCCACAAAGAAGAGCATGACAAAGATGAGAATAGAGTTTCTGGCATTGTTGCTCATAAACACTTTGCTCCCGCACATTTAAAGAAGCGCTTTGGCCCAAACTATGGAAAAAAGTATCTATGAAGAAGAAAGCAAAGTTTAGAGGTTACTCTCAGACTGGTTACGGAAAAAAGTCCGTCCAGGAGCGGTTTAAAGTTAAAGACGTTGATGAAGAGGGCGGTGCTGAACATATATCAGCGTGGGTTAATAGCAACTTAAATAAGACACAGATGTCTAATGCCGAAGGAATCAAAGATCTTATGCAGGGCCCAAAATTAGGTTACAACGTAAAGAAGCGCAAAACATCTGAACCAAGGGAAGATGAAGAATGATAGAAAACAGACCGTGGGGCACTTACGAGGTGCTAAGTGATACTGCTACACATAAGGTTAAACGCATTGTTGTAAAGCCAGGACAACGTCTGTCATACCAAGTGCATGATAAACGGAGTGAGTACTGGGTAATTGTTGAAGGAATGGGAACAGTTACTTTAGATGGTCAAGAAGCAATGTGTTTAGGTGGTGACGCATTTGTTATTGCAACAGGTGTAGCGCACCGAATTAAAAACACAGGTGAAGAAGATTTAGTATTTATTGAGACACAACTTGGATTGTATTTTGGAGAAGATGACATAACTCGTTTAGAGGATGATTACAACCGTGCCTAATTTATCTCCTAAACAATTTCATGTATTTCGTGGGTTACAAACTAATGCCTCTGGAATACAAAAAAATATACTGGGAGTTCATTGGACTGATAACCCAGATGTAGCAGAAGATTTTGGAAGTGGCAAGGGTCTAGGCGGCTATGCAAGTCATCGTGCATCTTATAAAGGTCCCTACTCGGTTATACACGCAACAATAACCAAAAATGCCGTAGAAAGAAACCCAAAGAAATTACAGACCTATGACATTGCTATGGATGCCGAAGAAGATGAGGTACCTTTAAAAGAAAACGTTAAAGTTAAAGTTCACTCAATAACAACCGTGCATCCTAATAAACGTGAAAGAATGCGCCGATATAAAACTCCACGAGAGATGACTACATGAGTAACTTATCTCCTAAACAATTTCACACTCTCTATCGTGGATTAAGTTCTACTACAGATGTAAAAAAGCCCCTCGGCATGCATTGGACAGATGATCCAGAAAGAGCCGTCGGCTTTGCAAGAAATCCTATTCGGCGTGGACCTGGCGTTGTAATTGAAGGACAAGTGGCTAAGAAGAGTCGTGAGACTCGTCCTGATGTATTAAAGAAGAACCAAGTATACGATGAGTATTGGGAGAATGAAGTCCCTGTTAAGAAGGGCAGCACCGTGCATGTATCTGCTGTCACTAAGTTAAGTGATAAGAGAGATCGCACACGCACCTACACTCCACCAAGGAAGTGGAAAGCATGAGTAGAGGTCAAGAGTTTTCTCACGGAGTCTGGAAACAAGAGCCATTAATTCACACACCAAGAGAGTTAACTCATCTTGCAAAAAGCCTTACATCTGATAGCCATCCTGATTTAGGAACTGGAAGTCCGCTTAACACTAATGAGTTAGGGTATCTTGCTGGAGATAAATGGTCTGCAGAAGGAGAGTGTGACAAGGCTTGTCGTATGGTGCATGACTATCTTCCTCACGGTTCTCATGTAAAAGAGTATCGAGATTCAAATGCTAATAATCATCAATTTGGAAATCACTATGTGCACCATGTTCCTACTACTGAAGGTATGCACGTAGTTGATTACACGCATCGTCAATTTAATGCACGGGCTAAATTTCCAGTAATTGAACCTCAAGAAAAATTTGAATCACGTAAATCAATGCAACGATTCTCTAAAAATCGAGATGTGGATTACCGAGTTTTATGAATAATTTAAATCAAAAACAATTTAGTCGTTTATGGATGGACGCACCTGTTGTTAAAAAACTTGGTGTTATTGCTCATGATCCAAAAGAAGATGAGACTGAAGAAGGTATGAGTCGTGAGCACGCTATGTACGCCACTAAAGAACACCATAACCCAGAAAATATGTGGGACATGCCTGCAACAGAAGAACTACACACCACTCAAGGTTCTTTAGAAAAATCTGGAATTCGCCACTTTATTGATCATCCTAACAATCCTGAACAATGGAAAGAAGGAGAAGGTTATGATGCGCCAGAAGTCTATTCGCATCAAGGAAAGACCTGGATTCATGAAGGTCACCATAGAATTATTGCTTCTCGTTTAAGAGGAGACTACAGTACAAAAGTTCATCATTGGGATACTGGAGAATAATGCTTAATCAAAAACAATTTAATGTTCCTGTTCCTGAAAATGTTCAGGTAAGAAAAGCAGGTGGCAAAGGTCATCTTGAAGGTGATAAGACAGAGAGCGCTACTGGCATGGTCAAAACTGAGCGTTTAATTCCTTTAATGGAACATAGACGCAGAGGTGCTGATGCACAACCTTCTAGTGAAAAGACTATTGCTGGTATTAGGGGCGACATTCAAAAAGGTAAAGGTATTAACAATCCAATTATGGTTGCCTATGACCATCAAAATAAGTGGGGAGTTATTGGTGAGGGACACCATAGACTAGAGGCTGCAATGGCAGAGGGCGTCTCACACGTGCCCGTAACGGTTTTCCGTCAGCCAGGATTAGGTGAACGTAAAGAAAACTTTTTAGGTGGCCATTTAGCCATGATGACTAACTTTACTGATAAAGGAAGTCATGACGAACGTATGGGTAAAGAGTACGTTCCAACTAATATTCACCCTGCTCACTTTAAGCAGTTTCAATAGTATTAAACTTTAACTACCCACATTTGATCTCGTAGTTCTTTACATCTTATATAATTTTTATTTTCCTTTATAAATCTAGCCGTACTTGCATATCTTGGTCCAAATCCACTGCCCCATTTATAATCATCAAATGCCATCACCCCATTAATCTTTAAACATTTAAATCCCATTATTCCATCGTAATATGTTTGACGATTTGTATGGCTTCCGTCTACATATATAAAATCAAAAAACTCAGTATTTACATTAAAAAACTCATTACTTAAAAGTTTTACTTTTTTTACATTTGAGTAGGATAAAAGCCTAGTGTCATACTCCTTCTCTCTATCATCTCCTGGCCATAAGGTGTTGTCCCATGAGTCAACATCTACTAATATGGATGTAGGATCCGTTAAAACGTGGTCTAAAAGCCATTTAGAGGCGTGGCCCACGTGTGCTCCAATTTGAAGAAACTTTAAATTAGGCTGATTTGCGTAAACAGTAAGTTCTTCAGTAAAGTTGCTGATTACTCTATCTTTAAAGTAGAGTTCATTTTCCATTTTAGAATAGTAGAATACCAAAGGAATTATATGTGGCCAAAGAAGAGGGTTGAAGAACCTACTGTTCAATTTGTTTCAATATTCAAAGGTCTAACAGGTATACCTGAAATTAATCCCCGTCCCGCTAAAGCGTTTATTCCGCAGTGGTGGAAAGATATGCCATTAAAACGTGCGGGATACGAACACTTACACGACGTAGCAGGAACTATAAAGGCTTGTCCTTCTTTTCCAGAATACTTTTCTCAAGGATTTATTATTCCTATGTGGACAGACACGGTAATTACATTAGATTTAGAAAACAATAAATTTACATGGTTATCTGGAAAAGGAGCAAATGTAGGAAAGGGGTTAGATATATTTCCCTGGGATTCTCACCCAAAAAATCAATTAATTGATTTTGTTACTCCGTACAGTAATGGAGAACCTGGAAATGCGGTTTTAAAAGCAATTGCTCCATGGAGACTTATTACGCCTCCAGGATACTCTGTTTTACAATTACCTGTATTTTATGAATTCAACAAAGATTTTTCTGCTATGCCAGGAATTTTGCATACAGACTTTGCAAGTGAAATTAACATTCAACTTCTTTTTCACAGTAAAAAGACAGAGATATTTATCGAACGAGGAACTCCTCTAGTTCAGTACATTCCTTTTAAACGAGAAAATCCATTATCTCATGTAGTAAGAGATGAAACAAAAGAAGATGAATCCCGCTTTCTTACAGAACAATTACGGGTTGCTACTAAATTTACGGGCGATTACCTTCATCAAAAACGTGAAGTATTAAAGAATAAACAATATGAGTAAAATTGTTACCTTGTCTAAAGAAGAAGTCCGTGCCTGCGCTGATATTGCGTTAAATCGCTGGATGATTAAGTTTGGAAGTATTGATCGACCTAACTATGCGGGTGACAATAAGAAGTACCTAGAGCCAGAAATTGCGGCAAATGTAAGGACTATTGTTGCTGAGTACGCTGTGGCTAAATTATATAAACAGCCATTTGTATTTCCGTTTTACACTAATGAAGAGCATTACTTTAGAAAAGACTTTCCTGATGTAATGCCTGTCTATGAGGTCAAATCAGTCAGGACCAAAGATGAGATCCCAGTATTTCCCAAAGACATTAGAACAGGGGTAATTCTTGTTGGTGCCAGAGTACTGGACCGTGATTATTACTCAGAGATAGAAGTTTATGGGTGGCTTCCCGTGGAGGAATGCACAAAGGACGAGTATCATTACCCTCCAGAGAATTCTTGGCGGATTCCCTTAGATAAATTTAATGACACAATTCCAGAGTAAGGATTAGATATGGCAGACAAAGGTACAGCAGCAGCGATTATCGAGGTTGCAGAAAAAGAAGTTGGCACTATTGAAGGTCCAAAGGATAACGAGACTAAGTACGGTAAGTTTACCAAGGCTGACTTTTTACCCTGGTGCGGATCTTTTGTTATGTGGTGTGCTAATCAGGCAGGTGTAAAGGTTCCTAACACCGTTTCAACTGTGGCTGGTGCAACTGCGTTTAGAAAGATGGGTACCTGGGTAGATGCAAAAGATGCATCTCCAAAACCAGGAGACATAGCCTATTTTGATTTTCCAGGAGATGGTGTAGATAGAATTTCTCACGTAGGTATTGTTGTATCTAACAATGGAGATGGAACAGTTACCTGCATTGAAGGCAATACTGCGGGAACTGCAAAAGGTGATCAACGTAATGGTGGCGAAGTTTGTAAAAAAGTTCGTGGCTACATATCTAATAAGAAGAAGGTCATGGTATCTGTTGTTGGATTTGGTCGCCCCAACTATGTTGGTAACGAAGTTGAAGCAAGCGTACCTGTTTCAGAAACACCGATCTTTCCAGGAACTATCAAACCTGGAAGTAAAGGAAATAACGTTAAAGTGGTTCAACGTGCACTTGGACTAATGGCTGACGGAGACTACGGCCCAGCCACAAAGAAGGCTGTAATTGCATTCCAAGACAATCACGACATTTTGGACTCTAACGGAATTGTTGGCCCCAAGACCTGGGCAGAACTGGTCAAACTCCTATAAATTGGACATTTTACCCCTATAGCCCTCTAAGAACCTTCTGGTATTCTTAGGGGGCTTTCTATTGAAGGGGTGTCATGACAACAATCATTGGAGTTCAATACGAGGATCGTTGTGTTTTACTTGCAGATAATCAAGTAACAGATGATGGTGGTCGTATCTATAGACACCCACAAATGGCAAAAATTACTGAACGTGGTGATTTTATAATTGCTGGTTCTGGAGAAGTGTCTCCTTGCGATATTGCTCAACATATTTGGAATCCACCAAAGTTAACTGCTAAAGATTCTAAAGATGTCTACCATTTTATGATTGCAAAGGCTATGCCTTCTCTTAGAAAATGTTTAACTGAAAATGGATACGACTTTAATGAGGACCACGATAAATCTAAAGAAGGATTACGATTCCAATTCTTGATGGCTGTTGGTGGTGAACTGTTTGATGTTGATCAGGATTTGGCTGTAATGAGGAGTATGGATGGAGCCTATGCGGTTGGCTCTGGGGCTAGTTATGCGTTAGGTGCTCTACACGCTGGAGCCAAGCCAATGAAGGCTATGGAGATTGCCGCAAAACTTACAGCCTTTACTTCAGGTCCATACATAGAAAAAGAACAATATAAGTAACTTTTGTGATGTAAACCACATGTCAAGTAAGTTACTCTACAGTAACAACTTAATATGAGCCTCCTGAGTATGAGGACGCAAAAACTGCTTTTCTAAAATTATGATAGGATTTAAGAATGTCTAAAACTCAAGATAAGAAAAAACAAAGAAAAATTGAGCATGCTGAATTTCTTTGGAATAAGGCTCAATTACGATCAGCCCTAGTTAAAAATCAAATAGACCTTGCCGTTGAAACCTTTAAAGAACTAAGTGGAGAAATGACTGAAGAACAGATAAAAGCAACTGAAGAACAGACCCAAATTCAATATAAACGTATTGAAGAGTATCTAATGAGCGAAAAAGAGATGTATTTAGAAAGACTAGGTATCCAACAGGACTGATAATTGGTCTATGTTAAAAAAAGTATTCTTTACGATGATTCTGACCGCCCTTCTTTCAAGTTGTGGTTATGATGGGCACTTCAGGTATCCTTGTCAAGATCCTGCAAATTGGGAAACTGCAGAGTGCAAGCCACCGATCTGTACAGCCAACGGGGCATGTCCAGAAGATCTAGTTGGTCGAGAAGAAACAGAAGGAACACAAAATGGCTAAAGAAAGATTAACACCTCAAGATTTAGATGCAAGATTAAAATTTATATTAGGTATTACATTAGGTTCAATTTTGTTTATAACCGCTGTCGGAATTATGTATGCCCTGATATTCGTCACCCAGCCAATTACTGGACAATCTGAAAATGATAAAATGTTCTTTAATGTGTTAGGCAGTGTTGCAACTTTTATTACAGGAACACTTGCTGGTCTTCTTATTGGTAGTAGTAACTCTAATGCAGTGGCTACTCCTGTAAATGACCTTGTTACTGAAGTTACACCTAGTGTTGCTGAAGTTAAAACAGTTGCGGAAGAAGTTCCTGCAGCAAAGTTAGACGACCCTAACTACAACTAACGATTATCTGTCTTGTAAAAACCGCCGCCTTTAAAGACGGCTGTAACAGGAGAGTACACTTTAATTAGAGCGTAGCCACATACTTCACAGAAATACTTTGTTTCTGGATCATGGATGCTGCGCTCTCTTTCATAATCAATATCACAACTTACACAGGTGTACTGGTATACTGGCATAATGACTCCTTATGGTATGAGCATACAGTAACTGATAAAGAAGGCAAAATTAACCTATGTCAATCGCTTTAGATACTCAAAGACCTATCGCAGTTACAGAGCGCTGTGACAAATGTGGCGCCCAAGCAATGGTTAGAGCGACACTAGCAAATGGCGAGTTATACTTTTGTGGACACCATGCACGAAAGACAGGTAACAAATTAGTTTTAAACTCACTTCAAGTATTCGATCCTAATGGAGTGTTTAACTATGGCAGGCAGTGATTACTACCGTACTGGCAAAGGAATATTTGGCGGCCCAGGCGGTACATATGGAAGGTATGGAGTGAGTCAAATGGCAGGTAATCTATCTTCTCAATTTGATAAAGCAGAAAACGTAGAAGAAAGACAGCGTCGTAGATTTGGGCGTAAACGTGAATCAGGATATTCGGGTGCAGGATTTTGGTTTGCTAACTACCCGTACATGATTGGTGCAATGAGTTCTGGTACAGATCCTCGTGAAGGAAACGTTCCAGATAGAAATCAAGCCCCAAATGAAAGTGGAGAGTCTGCCTCTGATACGAGTGGGTTAGGAAGTGGCGGAACTGCTGCAGGCTTTGTTGGAGGATTAGATTAATGGCTCAATTAAACCGTAAACTTTTAACTGTAAATCCAAATCGTAGAACTAGAAAACAAGAGTTTAATTTTAATACTAATTTAGGTTATAAATCAAAAGCAAACCCAAGTGTTGTTACTTGGGCATCACCTGGAAAAGGTGTACAGGGTGAGTCAGTTAACTCACAGAACACTGCAGGTAAGTTCATTATAAATAGAAATTGGAAACCGCTATAATATAGTTGGGCTTTAACATTCCGAGGGGAATAATTGACAAAACTGCGTCCATTCGCAGCACTATCTGTACTACTAAATACTGGAAGACTTATTTTATGTGGGGGAGTTGTTACTCTCTTCCTTGTATTTGGCATGTCTCAAGAGGTTTATGCTCAGGACAATCAAGAACAAGTTGTGGTAAGCCCTGCTCAACAAGCCGTTAACTCAGCACTTGCTACAGCAACTACAGAAGTACAGCAGGCTATTGCAGCCACAGATACTGCCACAGCAGTTATAGCCGCAGCCGTTGTTGAAAAGACTCAGGTTCAAGCAGCGGTAGATTCCGTAACCGTTTTAGTAGCAGTAGCACAAGACAAAGTAGATGTTGCTGAATCTGCCATAGATATAGTCACTACAATTGATACATCAACTGTTCAAATAAAACAAGACTCTCCAGTCGTTGTTGATGCACAAACAAGTGTTATAAATGCAAAAAATGCTATCAATGCTATCGACACCTCAACGGCACAAGCCCAGGTTACTGAATTAATTGCTGCCAAGGCTCAAGCAGACACTGCAACAGTCACTGCTCAAACCGAACTAACCCAAGCAAACATTGCAATTGATAATGCCCAAACAGCAGTCAATAATTTGCAAGCCACCATTGGAACTAGTACAAATGTTCTTGCTGGCGTAGATGATGCTGGAATTAGAATGAATCTACCATTTGATTTATTAATGGGTGGGACTCTTTACAACAATGTGTATGTAGGGTCTAATGCAACAGTTACATTTGGTGTAAATGAAGGCAGCAACTATTACAGTACACCTAATGCGCCTTCTATTTCTATAGCAGGATGGGATTGGACAACTTGGAGTACTGGAACAGGAATTACTTATGCAACAACTGGTACAAGTTTAGATATTGCATGGGATCTTCGCCCGTATCCTCAACAAGACGCTTCTACGCAGATGGTGCAAATAAGATTTAATGCTGATGTAAATCCAAATGATGGTGCATGGATGGCTAATGTAACTGCTGTTGGACCAATTCCAGATCAAGCAAGGTTTAATTATAGAGAAACTAGAAACGGAACTGTTACTAACATTACAGATACCAATGCTGGAGCAGGTTTTGCTGGACAAATAAGTCAAGGTGCAGTATTTACT